CTCGTTGGAGAGGTGTTGTCCGTTCTAACCCATACGCAGGTTCTGCGAATTTGGGAAGTCGGTAACCCCGTGTGACGTAGATTGCTTTCCTACGTCGCACCTCTCTTGCTACCTCGGCATATGTCCCATTCCAAGGCCGTGATTTCACGACTTTGCACTGGAACTTACGGACCGCTCTACGAATAGACGGAACGTGGCCAGGTTCAATAGGCGTCCTGTAATACAGGGCGTTCTTGATAAGAGGTGAGGCAGCTTCATCGCACACTTCATCGAAGGTACGATTGAGCGTCCCCGCGTCCGTGATAGCCTCTTGGGTATCATATGACTCTGGCGGTTCGAATCCGTCAAGGTCATGACCCTGGCTAACCAGCTCCTGAAGTTGTAGTCGAACCAAAGACGAATTGTCTTTTGCTTCGGATACTTCCTTCACCACGAAGTCGGCTGCAATGCGCCGTACATCCTGGTATGGAGATGGAAACACACCGAGCCCACTCCCACTGATGAGCTCGGCAAGTGGCATTTGAGTTAGGTATCCCAACCAACTCGCATGCCACTTTGTGGACGTTTTAGAGAATCGAGGGTGGTTTCCACCCCCGAACTCTGGGGCCGCACCTATGGGTAATCCCATTAGGTACGCTGCCTGCTGGCTCCGCCATAGGGGCGAATGCTCCCATAAGCCAGCGATCGAAGGTCGGCCAGCATCTTTATTTTGCTGGACCACAGTGAGGGACTGAGTAATCCAGTTCACCTCGCCCTTCGATCCTCCCGGGGGGGCTACCCAATTGCTAAGGAATTGAAAGCCAATCTTCCGACCCTCATAATATGGGGCCTCGCAGAAGATAGCCTTCTTCCTGTGCCATTCTGTTTTCTTAACAGAAATGACACCACCTACAGACTGCATAGCAGCCTCGTAGGGTGCAATTTTGGACCTCCCAAATCCGGAATACGCGGCATCATCCCCGGTCAACATCCCGTCGAATCGACTGTGATGTGCTGCTCGAGCTGCATAAGCGCTCATGAGCGGCATGACTGGGAACGATGTAGGATCTCCCATCATGGCCCCACGTTTGGTCAAAGGACCAACCCCGGGGCCGGAGATCTCGCGTAGCCATTCGCGATAGGCAGCCATATAATCTATGGCCTTCCGGACATGAGGTAGAGGCACTTTCCCTCTCATCGTTAAACGAAGAGACGAGAAATCCGATCCCGCATGCTGTATAAACGGATGCAGGAGAGGAGCCTCAATACTCACGGGACTTCCCCATTGATAATACCTGATTTCAGATATATCACATGAGGGATGCTTGGTATTTAGCACCAAGCGGCGAGGGCCAAAAAGCTTGTCGTAAT